CGGAATCACGGGACTGGAGAGTAAGCTCTGCGGTAAAACCACTGAACTCAACATCCTCAAGCCATGCAAACGTATCGACAGTGACCGCCGTGGACCCAGTAGCACTAGCAACGCCCAGAGGAGCATTAACGTAGTAGTACAGGGCACCCATCGTCTTTGCAGGTGCAGCAGTTGATAGCCGTAGCCAGTTACGCTGGTTGAAGAAGGGTAAAACCATCTCACCAGCCGAATTGTCTGAGGGGTGAACCCAAACTCCTGGCAGTTGACTCAATGGGACCATGTACGGCAAAGTGGAAACCGAGTTGGTGCGGATCATATTCTTGCGATCGCCAGTATCAGCCGCATTGACATTTGGCTGGTAGGCAACGCGCATCAGACCGAAATGGAATGGTGTGGCGTTGATCACAATCTTGACGCACAATCTCGCACGCAGAAAAGCATAATTACTCAGCTTCTGTTTGATGACGGCGTTGTTCAGGTAGAGATGCCATGGCTCAATGGTGGAGCCCACATACCCCACTAAGTCCGACGTGGACCATGTGCGAGTGTCAATCAAAGTTGGACGGCTCAAGAATTTGGCCAGAGAAGTGTTGGCAGTTGCGTTTTGGGACGCGATGGGATTGCTCCCTGCCTCAACCTCAGTGACTGTACCCGAACTGTTGTCCACAAAGGTGACAGTCTCACTTGTCGTTGTCAGACCCGTGGGGTGAGTTGTATCGCTGACATCGAGCGATTGAAGGGTAAAGTGGATATTACTCATCCAAGAAGCACACTTCTTTTGCTTCAGGGATGGAGTGGTACTTTTAGTGACCACCTCAACAATATCTCCCAGTACTTTCGGGAGCTGTTTATCATTTTTCTGAAACCTGTGATAAGAGTCAGTGGTCGGCTTAGACCAAAGACAATTGTAAGCTTTGAGCCTACAGCGCCGCGGAGGCGCGGTGAAATCGTTCAACCAACGTATCATACGTCGGAAACGTCGACTTCTTCACGTAAAAACAGAAGGGCTCAGCTTGGAGCAACTTCGAGAAAAATGAACTTTTTTCTTCAAACTTTTCGCGACCGTAGAAGAAGTACTCACTGATAGCACTCTCCACAACGTCGACCATCTGCTTCTCACGGCTGACAGTCTGCGATGGTACCCACATGGTCAGGGACTTGATAATGGACTCCTCCTCAAGAGGTGCCATCCAATCACCAACCTCATCGTTCCACACCCACTTGCGCTTCAAGAAGGACACCTCATCAATGTGAATGTAGGGCTTGCTCTCCGCACTCTTGTCAGCCATTGTGTATTCAACACCAATGCCAGCGAAAACCTGCTGGATGGCAGTGTGGTTGAACCACGGGGCGCTCTCACTTAC